CTCTCCAACGCACTCGGAGTCCAGAACCGATGACCAAGCCCAAGAACTTCAAGACCACCGCCCTTGGCGTGGCCACCATCCTGACCGCCCTTTCCTCGGCAGCCATTGCCCTGCTTGACAACGACCCGGCGACCGTCTTCGACATCGCCTCGGTCATTGCCGCCTGCACGGCTGGTCTGGGCCTGATCCTGGCCAAGGACGCCAAGGAGTGATCGGTTGGGTCGAGCAGTTGGTAACGGCAATCCTGAAGTTTCTTGAACGAATCGCTTCTAAGGAAACCTATGCCAAGAATGCTGATCCGACTGCTGGCGGGATTCGTGATCGCTTCCACCGCCGGGTGCGGGACCACCGTGATCGTGGTGCCCCAAGGAACCCCGGTCCAGTTGGCTGAACCCGTCAAGGCCCACGTGTTCGTGGTGCAGCAGGACGGTACTCGGGTAAAATCGGTGAACCGCATTGAGATCCCTGCCGGATGGTGGGCGGCTCATGTACCAGAACCTGATCCGGTTCAACCGTAATCAAGAACCTCTCGGAGAAATCCGGGGGGTTCAATTCTTTCCCCAGGCTTGAGATGGGCCGGGGAGGTGTCTGCAATGTCGGCCCCTTGCGAGGGACAACCACGGCGCGGCATTCATCCATCTGATCAACACACGCTTTCTTTCTAGGAAACAACAATGCCTGACTTTGTGAATCCCTCGCGTCTCGGCCAGGTCAACCTGGCTGGTGATGCCGATGCCCTCTTCCTCAAGGTGTTCTCCGGGGAAATCATCACCACGTTTGAAAAGTACAACGTGATGATGCCCCTCCACCGCGTCCGCACCATCGCCAGCGGCAAGTCTGCCACGTTCCCCGTGACGGGCGTTGCCTCGGCTCGCTACCACGTTCCGGGTGAGTCGGTCCTCGCCGAGGCCACGGGCACCAGCCTGTTCGCCGCCAGCGCCTCCGCTGGTTCGCCGACGACCTCCTTCGATTCGGGCAACAGCCCTGCCTCGAAGTACCTCAGCCGCTTCAAGCACAACGAGAAGGTCGTCTTCATCGATGACGTTCTCGTCAGCAGCGTGTTCGTGGCCGACATCGATGAGATGAAGAACCACTATGACGTGCGTTCCATCTACTCGACGGAGATCGGTCGGGCCCTGGCCTACACCGCCGACAAGAACCTGATCCGCACCGTGATCGCTGGTGCCCGCAAGACCACTGATCGCTTCGGTGGCTCGGACGCAGCCTTCCTCGGCGCACAGCAGGGCCTTGGTTCGACGGGTGCCACGGCCATCGACGGCCTGTTCAAGGTCGCTCAGAAGATGGACGAGGCCAACGTGCCCAGCGAGGATCGTTATGCCGTGGTTCCCCCCTCGGTGTACTACGCGCTGGTGAACGAGGGCAGCGAGGCCATCAACCGCGATTACGGCAACGAGGGCAACGGTTCGACCGCCTCGGGCATGATCATGCGCGTTGCTGGCATCCAGATCCTGAAGAGCAACCACCTCCCGACCGCGAACGAGTCCTCGACCCAGGATGTCCTCCACGGGGCTGATGGCGTCAAGAACGATGTCTCGGGCACCTCGGGCGCTGGTTACTCGGGTCTCAACTACACCACCAACAAGGGCATCGCCTTCCAGCGTGAGGCTCTTGCCACGGTGAAGTTGCTCGACCTGGCCGTGGAGTCGGAGTACCAGATGGACCGTCTTGGCACCCTGATGCTTGCCAAGTACGCCATGGGTCACAACGTCCTCCGCGAGGAGTGCTGCTTTGAACTGACCTCGGCTGCCGTCTGAGCCGCAGGTTCACCCCTGAGTTGAGAGAGGGGGTGGTTCCCTTAGTTGGGTTCCACCCCCTCTTTTCTTTGAGGTTCCCCTCATGCCTCTGTCAAAGACCACGAAGATCCAGGCGATCAACACCATGCTGTCCACGGTGGGAGAACCTCCGATCAACTCGCTGGCGGCACAACGGGCCGATGCCCTGATTGCCCAGAACATCCTGGACGAGATCAGCCGAGAGGTCCTGACCTATGGCTGGCAGTTCAACACCGACGAGAAGGTTTCCCTGGTTCCCGACAGCAACACCGGGTTCATCTACGTGCCGGACACCGTGGTCCGCGTGGACATGCCCCGGGAGGAATACGAGTACGACATCGTCGTCCGTGGGAACCGCCTGTACAACCGCAAGACGAACTCCTACGTGTTCTCGGGTCCCATCAGCGTGACCCAGATCTACCTGATGGACTTCGACCAGATGCCGGAGTCGGCCAAGCGGTACATCACCATCCGGTCTGCCCGCGTCTTCCAGGACCGCATGGTCGGCTCGGAGAAGCATCACGCCTTTACCCTGAGGGACGAGATCGCCGCCCTGGCCACCATGAACGAGTTCGAAAATGACGTTGGGGACTACACGATCTTCGATTCTCCTGACGTGTACCGGACCTTCCTGCGCCAGGGCTCCTACCGGGTCTACTGATGCCTCTCCTGACCTCCCCGCTCCAGAACCTGATCGGTGGCGTTAGCCAGCAGCCTGCGGCCATTCGTGCGGCCAACGAGGCTGAGGCCATCGACAATGCAGTCCCGTCTCCCGTGGAAGGCCTGACCAAGCGCCCACCCACGGAGATGGTCACTGCGGTCACCTCCAACGGCTCGACGCTCCGGCACATCAACACCAATCAGTCGGTCTTCATCCACCTGATTGAGCGGGACGAGACGGAGAAGTACCTGCTGTGCGTGACCGAGGCCGGGGACATGGATATCTTCGACCTGGCGGGGAACCGAAAGACCCTGTACCAGGATGTCGTGAGCGGAAGTCCCGTTACCCTGGGTGCCGCCACCAAGAGCCAGCGCAAGGCCCTGACCATCGGTGACGTGACGTTCCTGTCCAATGCCACCAAGATCCCGGCCATGACGAATGCCGTGGTCACCCCCAACCCCACGACCTACAACCGTGCAGGCCTGGTGTGGATCCGGCAAACCAACTACAACCGGGAACACATCATCAAGTTGACTAGTGGGGCGATCACCAGCACATTCACCAACATCTCCCGGTCGGTGGTCATCAGCAATTCTGGAAGCACGGGGACAAACGGCATCTACGACAATGTCCCCCTGATCTACGTGAGCGGGACCTACGCCCAGACCAACCCGATTGCCACGATCACCGTGTCCGGCGGCAAGGTCACCAAGGTTCAGATCACCTCGGATGGCGCAGGATGGGACTCGGAGCAGATCACCGCTTCCAAGTGGAGGGCGCATCCACCCACCATCGGTAACGTCAACAACTTCGAGGTCACGATTGACTCAACCACCACGGGCGAGATCGGCACGGACCACGTTGCCCGGTCCCTGTTCGAGGGCAGCACCAGCAGTTACATCGGTCCCGTGGGAGGCATCGTCGCCACCAGCCCCTATGTGGCAACCACCTACGTGGACAGCGTCATCTACCTGAAGTCCACCACCAACGACTTCACCGTGGTTGTCGAGGATGACTTTGCAGGCGAGGGAATGGTCTACATCCGGGACGAGGTCCAGCGATTCGAGGACCTGCCCCCGACTGCGCCCCACGGCTACATGGTGAAGGTCGTCGGTGCCCCTGAATCGGAGTATGACGACTACTGGGTCAAGTTCAATGCCGACGACGGCACCTTCTCCCGGGGCATCTGGGAGGAATGTGCGGCTCCTGGGGTCAAGACCACGCTGAACTCCAGCGAGATGCCCCTGATCCTGATCCGGCAGTCCGACCTGACGTTCATGCTGAAGCGGGCCGATGGAACGACCCCGGCCTCCAACGTCCCCGTGGGCGCGAACTACAACGCCTACAAGTGGACCGACCGCCTGGTTGGAGATGACCTGACCAATCCCCTGCCGTCTTTCGTTGGGATTCCCATCCAGGACATGGTGTTCCACCAGAACCGACTCGGGTTCTTGTCGGGCGAGAACATCATCTTCAGCGAGACCTCGGAGTTCTTCAACTTCTTCCGAACAACCACCCTGGACATCCTGGACTCCAACCCGATTGACGTTGCTTCGTCCAGCCCCAGGGTGGGAAAGATCGTCGCGGCCATCCCGTTCAACCGGGACCTGATCCTGTTCACCCCGACCAGCCAGATGGTCCTGCGTGGAGGCGAGATCCTGAGCCCCCGCCAGGTGGCAATCATCCCGGTCGCCGAGTTCGACTCCCAGGCATCCACGGTCAAGCCGATCCCCTCGGCCAACGCCATCTTCTTCACCTTCGCCAACGGCGGATTCACGGGCCTGCGGGAGATGGTGCCCCAGCCTGCCCTGGACGGCTCCTACCTGGCCAACGACCTGACCACCTCGGTCTCCCGGTACATCCCCGGTAATCCCACCCATCTGACGGCCACCACCCACGACAACCTGGCTGCAGTGGTCTCCAACGGGGAACTGTACTGCTATCGCTATTTCAACGCCGGGAACGAGCGGGTCCAGTCGGCGTGGTTCCGGTTCACCTTCCAGGACTCCAACGCCCAGACCTACGCACACGCCAAGGCCGTCTGGGCCGGGTTCGTGGAGTCTGACCTGTACGTGGTCCTGAAGCGCACCCGGGATGCCTCGACCAGTTACCTGACCATCGAGAAGATCCGCATGGGGGTGGGCATCAATGACGTGGCCACCACCGGGAAGTCCTGGGTGACCTGCCTGGACCAGCGCAAGTATTACCCCGCCGGGCAGGGAACCTACAGCAGCGCCACGGGCCTGACCACGTTCACCCTGGCCAAGCCCATGTCCTACGTGGCGGGCAAGACCCAGGTGGTCACGGCCAACGGCCTGATCCTGAACAACGGTGGAGGCACGGCCTTCAACATCTCCACCCAGGCTGCCGGGACGGTCTCCGTGATCGGGGACTACAGCAGCACCCCCGTCTGGATCGGGACCGCCTACACGACCCTGTACGAGTTCTCCACCCCCTACCTGAAGGGTGCAGCCGGACGTGGGACCGCAGCCCTGCTGAACGGGCGCTACCAACTCCGGTACCTCAGCCTGCAGTACGCGGACTCGGGCTACTTCCGGGTCACGGTCCAGATCAAGAACGAGGACACCTATGAGTACCCCTTCACCGGGGAAATCCTGGGTTCCAGCACCATGGACACGCCCAACATCCAGTCCGGGTCCTTCCGTGTGCCCATCTACTCCCGAAACGACAACGTCACGATCAAGGTGCTGAACGATTCACCGTTCCCATCGAAGATCCTGAACGGGGAGTTCGAGGGCACCTACGACGACCGGGCGATACGCTACGGGTCGTGATTACCGTTCGTCCCTCCATCGTTCCCGACATCTCCGAGGTCGCCAAGACCATGCGCCCGGAGGACATCTCCGAGGTCTACGCAGGATCCGGCGATACCCCCCAGAGGGCCCTGACCAAGGGATACCTGCATTCCACGGAGTGCTTCACCCTGGTGTCTCCCGAAGGCCTCAGGCTGGGCATGTTTGGGTACCTCAAGTCACGCACCGAGCCTTGTGGAGCGGTCTGGATGCTGGCCTCCACCCACCTCCTGGACCACAAGTGGTCTTTCTTGAGACAGTCCCGTCAATGGGTCGATTACATGCAGGACCGATGCTCACTGCTGTTCAACTGCGTTGACGAAAGAAACAAAATCCACATTGAGTGGTTACAGTGGCTCGGGTTCAAGTTCGTTCGGATAATTCCCGAATACGGTCATCAGAAACTTCCCTTCATCGAGTTTGTGAGAATCAACCATGTGCGGAGTCGTTGAAGCAGCCATCGGCATTGGTGTAGCCAGCACCGCAGCGAACCTTGGTTCCCAGGCTGCGGCTGCGAACGAACAGAACAGTTATCGCCGCCGCCTCGGAATTGCCCAGAACAAGCAATACGAGGAGAACGCTGCAGCGGCGATCCGGGACATCGGCCTGCAGATCGACCAGTTGGCCCAGCGTGACATCGAGCAGGCTGCCGCAACCTCCAACGAACTGCAGAACATCAGCCGCAACATCCGGGAGGCATCGGCCACGGCCCGTACCCAACAGGCTGCAGCAGGCGTCGAGGGCGCCACGGTGGACATGCTGCACATGCAGTTCGAGCGAGACATCGCAGAGTTCGAGTCCACGGCCATGCGGAACATCCGCAACTCCCGCTACCAGTCGAACATCGAGGCGCAGGCGATCTATGCCCGTGGACAGTCGGCGATCAACAACGGGTATCCCCCGCCGCTGCCTCCTGCCGCAACGGTCAGCCCCTGGGCCTCGCTGATGAACGGCGTCTCCACGGGCCTGAGCGCGTACTCGATGCTCGGGTCGTTCCAGGCTCCCACCGACATCGGCGCTGGCTCCAACCTGACGACCGCTGGAACTCCCTTCTTCCTCCAGGCAAATCCCCCCGCAGGCGGCACCCCCATGGCTCCGTTCCTGCTCTCGAACGCCCCGGCATAACCAATGGCAAAGCAGCGCCCCTCTCTCGGTGTAACCGCAGCCCCGGTCAGCACGTATGTGGCCCCCATGGCCGCTGCGGCGGAACTGTATGACCAGCAGACCGTCAATCTGGCCCTGCAGTTCAGCGAAGCCTTCAAGGACCTGTCGCTGACTGC